TTGGTCCACCACGACAGCGGATCGTCGACGGTCTCCTCGACCGTGAGCTCGCCCACCGTATTCAGCGGCGCGGTCACCAGCCAGGCATAGGCCCAGTCGTCGCCCACGATCGGCGCCTCGACATCGTTGTCGACGGTGTGTGGTGAGAACTCGGTGATGGTGATCGAGAACCCGAGCGCCGCCGCGACCGCGATGAAATAGGCCGGCGTCTGACCACCGATGCCGATCACCTTGGCCACCAGCGAGGCGCGACGCTGCACGATCGAGGGGTCGGTCCCGACGCAGGGATCCGGCAGCCCGTAGACGCGCTCCCAATCGCCGAGCAGCTCGAACGTGGTCCGCGGATCCCATTCGTCGATCAGCGTCACGCCGCGGCCGTCGACGCGGGCGAGCTCGTCGGAGAGACCGAGCAGGAACCTCGAGAGCGTCGTGCTCGGCTCGAGCCACCACACGGCGCCTCGAGGGAGAAGCTGCTGCAGCTGCCGGGCGTAGGCGTTCGCGTCCATCCGGCATCAGTTCCACGAAGAGCACGCCCTCGCAACGATCCAGATCACGAGCTGGGCGAGAGAGTTGTTCTTGTAACCAAAGACCCGATGGAACCCGACATGGCATTCTCGGCAGAGGGTGACTCCGTTGTTGAGATCAAGCCTCTTTGAGCGGCAGGCGTGATAGTTCTCGACGTGGTGAGCTACGATGCCACGCCCACGGCCACACCGCTGGCACGTATATCCGTCCCTACTGAAGACGGCCGTTCGCCAGTCTGCGTAGAGCGCGAACTGCCGTTTGATCAGCCTCTCCTCTTCGGTCAGTGATGGATTGAAGTTGGGATGTGCCGGGCCTCTGATCTGTCGAAATGCACACGGCCGGCATCGCTTGCCGCGCTTGAAATGCTGGTAGGAGGTCTCGACAACTTCACCGCAGCCGCAGGTATACGAAAGTCGAATAACCGATCGCTTCCCGCGCCACACCGACACGTTCAACAGACCCTCGCGCTCGACCTCGCGCTTGATGAGGACAAGGTCCAGGCGACGGCCTACCCAGCGCCTCAGGCTTCGACACGACGGGCAACCGTGCCCGTCCTTGAAGTGCTTCAGTAGAATCCGATGCTCGTGACCAACCGGACAGCGATACAGCGCGCGCCTATTCGAAGCTGGTGGCTCGAGCTCGATGAGCGAACACCCACGCGCCTCGAATAGTGGGGCGAGCTCATGGAACGTAGCGCCGCGGTTTAGACCCACGTTATGACACCCATGATCGGCAGCTGCCCGGTTGTGTGCGTCACGTTCGCCGATGGCGTGGTGATCGTGAAATCGGTCACCCCGTCTCCGGCGCCGACGGCGACACGAATCTGCGACAGCAGGACGGTGCCGCCCGGCTGTCCATCGCGACGCAGCAGATCCTCGAGCTCTGCCTGCACCGCCGCGCGCGTCGCGCTGTTGTCGGGCACGACGTGAATGGTGAAGTTGAGCGCGACCGCGACCGGCGCGACAACGGTGACCGTCGCCGTCACCGGCCGTCGAGCATTGATGTAGTCCTGCACCGCGGTCACTTCGCCAGCGGACGGGATGATCGCGGAGCCCGAACCATCGTCGTCGCGCACGAAGCGGACGGTCACGGTGCCGGCCCCGAGCTCCTGGGGATAGACCCACGCGCGCGTCACGCCGGCGACTTCCTTTGCCCACGCGATGTAATCGGCAGACGAGCCGCCATGCGGTGGCTGTCGCATGCGCGTCAGCAGCCGCTCGCGCAGCGCATCGTCGGTCTCGGCGTCGGCGCCGCCGGCGAGGCCTCCGCTCGCGACCGTGGCCGTGGCCATCACGTTCTCGACCGGGGAGACGAAGGTCAGCACGACGTCGACGTCGGCGTTGCCGGCCAGGCCCGCGACCGTCGCGGTCAGCGCGAGCGTCGCCGTGCCGCTCGAGATGATCCCCTCAGCGTCCGAGGTGTATTGCACGCCGTCGGCACGCTGCAGCACCGTTCCGGCTGGAATGATCGTGCCGTCGCTACCCGTCGCCGTCGCGTTCCCGGTCGCGAACGTCGCGACGGTGCGCGTCAACCCGAACAGGTTCGCCTGGCGCTCGAGGTACTCCACTTCCGAGGTGTCGGGGAAGATCTGCTGCGCGAGGAACTCGAGATGCCCGTGCAGCAGGTGGACCGCGCCGGCCAGCACGCGCGCGACGACGGAGAGGACGCTGCGACGCAGCACCGCGCCCGTCAACGTCAGCCGCGTGGCCAGATCGGTCTGCACGCGATCGACAATCTCCTGGAGCGTGGGACGCGCGAACGGCATGAGTGCTCAGTGCTCCCTGGCAGCCTGGCCCGCCCAGACCGCGCTGTAGCGATACTCGACGGGCGTGCTCAGCGGCCGCGTGATCACGACATGCAGGCCGAGCATCCCCGGCCGCGTGATCTCGGCCTCGACGTCGACGGCCGCGGCCACCTGGTCGTCGAGGAGCCACTGCAGCGCCTCGAGGGCATACTCGCGCGCGCGTACGAGGACCGTGCCTTCTTGCTTCTCGCGATACAGCAGCCACAAGCGGCTGCCGATGCGATCGCCAGCGACGGTCGGAAACGCATCACCCCACCAACCGCGGCGGTCCGATTGCGTGTCGGGCAGGACGTCGCCGTCGTGCGAGCGCCGATCGGTGAACAACGAGAGCAGCACCGCCGTCTCGAGGCCCTCGTCCATCACCAGATCGTTCATGGCAATCGAGAGATCCGCGGCGTGCACGTCCCACGTCAGCCGGATGTCGCTCATGACGCAATCAACCCATGCGCGCGGAGGCGCGCCAGCAGGAGATTGAGCTGCGCCGAGACGGATGCCGCTGTGGCAGTCGAATCGGCAACGGCCGCGCCCTGCGGGCCCACGACCTGCGTGCCGCCGACCCTGTACACGGCGCTGTTCACGAGGTCGATGGGCGCGTTACCCTCGATGACCTGGCCGGTCTTGAGGAGCAGGTACACCGCCTGGTGGTTGTAGAGCGCGACCTCACCGGCCGCGAGGCCCGTCTTGCGATACCGCCGATCGTCGACACTCACGACGAGCGGGTGATCGCGGAGGCCTCCGACGAACAGCACGACGGCTTCGGCGGCGCCGGCGGCGGTCGGCGCGGCGGGCACCGACGTGAAGCCGTACTGCTGGAAACGTTCGCAGCCGTCGCGCGTCTCGTCTTTCAGGATCGCGAGCTGCACCTCCTGCAGCCTGGTCGTGTCCGTCACCAGGGACACGACGGCACGCGCGACCAGGTTCTCGAGCCGACGGCGCACCGGAGCGAGCAGACGGTTCAGCGCGTCCACGGTCAGTTCCCCAGCCACGCCGGCGCCGAGCTCCCGCTGCGACTCGGCTCAATGGTCGGCTCCGGCCGAAATGCATCGGCGCGCGTCAGCGAGAGCGTCGTGGTCGTCCCGCCCTGCAGCGACAGTGAATACGTCGCCTCGGTGATCAGCAGGTCGGTGTACGTGATCCCGAAGGCCGGAATATGCACGTGGACGAGCGCGTTGATCGGCCACAAGGACCCGTCGCGCTGCGTCCAGCCCTGCACCGTCACGGTGACCGTGGCCGACCTGGCGGCACGGACACTCGCCTCCCATGCAGCGCGCTCTTTCGCGAACTCGAGCGTGACCGCGCCTTCTGGTCGAATGAGCAGCACGCGCGACGCCCGGCGCACCTGCAGGTCCTCCGCCTGTGCGCTGACGTTCGCCGACGTCTGCCCGGGGACCTCATCGCTGCCGGGTGTCTGCCCCGCCACGATGTAGTGTCGATACCGCTTCGTCGCGTCGTAGTTGACGTCCGCGGTAAGGAGGTTCTCGCCCTGCGCGAGGACCGACGTCGCGCGGGCCCCGCCGGTGCGGGTCAGCACGAGGCCGCCGGCGCCGTCGGACACCGGTAGCAATCCCGCCATGCGGCACGCGCGGTCGATGACTTCGAACACGCTGTCGCCCGGGTTGATCACGAGTCTGGCGATGGGGCTGGAGAGCTTCATGCTGCTCGACTTCCCCGCGGTGCCGACCGCTGACGGTGTCCCTCCGCTGTCGGCTTTCCCAGTCGTGCTGATCGCCTTGTCCTCGGCGCCTGGCTGCAGCGACACGCCGATCTCGAAGGGCTTGGCGAGCAACTCGCAGAACTCGAGGACGCCGATTTTCTTGAACTCGTACTTGCCGAGCACCGCGCTGCAGTCGACGAGGGCCCCGGTCTTGTCGCGGCCGCTCACAGTGAACACGCGGGATCCCGCCTCGAACCCCTGGGATCGGATATCCACGTACCCGGTGATGATCGGGGTCTCGAGTGCGTCCCCGAGCGTCACGACGCAGGTGTCCTCCTCGACGATGGGCCAGGGCTCGGATTGCCCGTCCCACAGTTCCGACACCGTCAGATCGAAGCTGCCGGCGATCGCCTCGATGCCGCGCGTGACCCGGACGCTCGTCCAGCCACCGTAGGCCTTCCCGTTGACCAGGAGACCCGCGCCGTCAGCCATGGGAGAGCACCTGCAGCTCGCGGCCGCCGATCACGAACCCCGGATGCCGAACCCGATTGCGAGCCACCAGGTCGTCGGCGAGCTCGACGTCCCCGTAGAGGCGATGGGCGAGGACCAGCGCCGGCGCCGTCACTGGCGGTGTGTGGCTGACGAGTCGCGGCAGGGACGCCGATTCCGCGGGCACCGCGGCCGCGACGTCCGCGCGCAGCTCGAGCAGGGCGGCATACACGTCGTCATCGCCTGTCTGCTCGGCGAGATCGTCGAGCGCCGTCAGGACCTGGTCGCGCGCCGCGACCGCCTCCTCGTAGCTGCCATAGCTGCCGGGCGTGCGCGACGCGATGGACAGCTGACGTGCCGCCTCCGTGACAAAGCCGCGGCGGAGAAACGCGTCGACCTCCATGTAGTTCACCAGCTCGTACTGCCGGGTCGTGGTCGACGCCGGCGGTGGTGGGTCGACGGACGTGAAGTCGGCGGCGTGCAGGAACGCCTGCACGCCCAGGCTGGGAATGCGCGGGAATGACGTGAGATCTCGAAAGAGATCGAGGAATCGTGTCGCCAGCGACAACGGATCGCGGACCAGTGTCGAGGCGTCGTTCACCAGCGCATCGATCGATCGCTTGAGCCCCGCGGCTTGCGCGGCGGTGCGTGCCAACGGCGCGAGCGCATTGTTCAGGGAACGGCTGGCGCTCTGCACGAGGCTGGTGATGCTGTTGAAGCTGAAATTCGGCAGCGATCGTGTGGAGCCCGCACCAGGCAACCCCGGTGCGCCGGACAACGGGATCGTGAGCCGATATTTCTTGGTCAGGCTGCTCTGAGAGGCCGCATGCGTGGCGTCGGCCGAGGTCTCGACCTGCGCGCCAGGCGCCGCGGCGATCGTGGGGCTGAACGCGTCCGCCGCGGTTTCAACGAAGTCGATCTGAAAGTGCGCGATCCGGAGCTCGTCGATCGTCTCCCGGATGTTGTATTGCGGGACAGCGACGAGCCGCGAGCCGTAGTACGGGTGCACAAGCGTGCCGGGCCCGGGCTGCTCGAGCGCATCCTGCAGCGCATCGCGGGCGGCGACGTAGTCATCACGGTCGGTGACGCGCGGATCGCTGACGACGTAGCCTTCGACGCGGAGCACGCGGCCGCGCAGCCCGAGGTCCTCGGCGAAGGCCTGGTTGCGAAAGGGATAGTCGTGAACGACGACCTTGCGGCCGCCGACGAGCTCGCCGACCTCCACAAGGAATGTGGCGTCACGAAATCGTGCCGTATCGCGCGGCATCAGCGGGCCTCCGCCATTGAGGGGCCGCGTGAGAACGCGCGGGAGAGATTGAACATGATCTCATCCGGCGAATTCGCGCTCACGGTCGTGCCACGCGGCACTTGACTGAAGTTGACATTGATGTTTCCCTGCCACCCGCGCGCCTGTGTCGAACCAGCCGCACGTTCGGCGCCGAGCGGCGCGCCGGTTGGCATCAACTGGCCAGCGACGGCACCGACACCGAACGACTGTCCGACGACCCCTAGAACGTTCTTGACGAGAGAGAAGCCCTGCTCGACGAAGTCGAACAGCCCCTTGAAGTACTGCTTCAAACCGTCAATCGCTCGTTGCACGTCGAGCGTGAAGGTGCCTTGCAGGAACTCCGAGAAACCTTCGAAGATGTCTGTAACGGCGCTCCAGAGAGCACTGTAGAACGCGGTGATCTTCTTCCACTGCGACATCAGCGCAACGGCCCAGAGAGCGAGCTCAGCCACGAGCACGATGAGCGCGACGAGGAACCACCCCACTGGTGTTGCGCCGACGGCCAGCGCGAGCGACCCGAGCGCCATCACCACGCCACCAATCGCCGCGATCACCGGTGCCGCGACAAAGAGCGCCAGGCCGAACTTCAGGAGGTTCTCCCAGCCGCCGGCAACGTCAGCCGCCTTCTGCAGCCACGAGCTGATCGTCTGAAAGGCGGAGACGGCCATCGGCACGCCGCGTTCTTCGATCCACGTGAAGAGCTCGACGAGACGCGCGCCCCAGCGTTCAGCAATCCTGTCCAGCTCGCCGCTTTTGGCCATCTGGTCAACACGCTCGAGCACGCCGGCCAGCCGTGTCTTCAACACTTCGAACGGGCCGGAGTTCATGACCTTATCGGTGAACAACTGCCAGCGTGTGAGGAGGCCTTGGATCATGCCGCTCCACGACTTCGACATCGTCTGTGCGGACCCGGCACTTTCCTTCCCCATCTGCTCGATCATCAGCAGCACGGACTTCCGACCGAGCTGGCCTTCCTCGGCCATCTTGCGGAGCTGCGCCGTGTTGAACGTCTGGTTCTGCGTGCGCTTGATCGCACGTGCCAGCAGTTCCCATCCGTTGATGCCGCGTTCGCCGAGCTGATTCATTTCCTCAGCCGACACGCGGCCCTTTCCCAGAATCTGCGTGAGCGCGGTCGCAATGCCTTGCATCTGTTCGGTGTTGCCACCGACCTTGGCGACCTGGTCCACGATCGCCTGAAGGCTGCCGGCCGACGGGTCGAGCCCGTTCATCCGCAACTTCACGAACGCGTCGGTAATCGCCTCGATGCCGAATGGCGACGCCATCGAGAGGTTCGTGATGAATGCGAGCGCATCCTTGCCTTGCGTCTCGCCCCCCGTCACGGCCGTGAGGCGGAGGCGCATGGACTCGAATTCCGCGGCCGTATCGATGAACTGACGTTTGAACAGATACGCTCCGGCAGTGGCGGCGCCGATGAGGACCGTCACCTTGCCAAACGATGCGCTGGCGGCCGAGCCGATGCCCGTGACCGATCTCGTGACGTCGCCCAACGCGTCGTGCAGCTTGTCGACGCCGGCGGCTGTCTTGAAAGCGCCGAACGACTGCTGCACCGAGCGGACCGGCGCCGTTGCCCGATTCAGAGACGCGGTGATCCGGTTCAGCGGAGCCGTGACGCGATCGACCGCGGTGAGAATCAGCGAGAGCGGATAGCTTTTACCGGCGGGCATTGATCCACTCCGCTTGTGTCATCCAGAACGCGAGATCCTCTTGGTCCATCGCCCAGAGCTGGTCGGGCGGAAAGTGGAACGTCGCGGCGAGGACTGCTAGGACTTGAGCCCAGTCAGCAGGCCATCCGGCAAAAAATCCGCCACCAACTGCGTGATGGCCAGGATGTCTTCGAGATCGAGTTTGTCCATCACGACTTGTGGCTGCTCGCACATCTTGGCGCCGATATCCAGCAGGTCGCCGGCGGTCGGGTTCTGAAACGGAAACCGACGCACATGAGCCCCGATTGGACGCTTGAATGTGAGCGACGTGATGGTTTGAGATCCAAGGTCGACGGGGTGCTTCAGCGTGTAGGTCTTGGGTTCCACCGACTACACCTCCTCGCCGCTGAGTCCTTCGAACCGGACCGGGAAATTCGCCTCCTCGCTGTTGCCCGTGCCCTCGCCGGCGAACCAGGCGTTGCGCAGCACG